TACTTTCATCATGTACTAATAAAGCTAGTTTTTCACCGTCATAACTATTATCTCCAGTATTTTTCCAATCAATAGTTGTATCTAATCCTTGTATATCTTCTAACTTTTCGTTAGCTGTAATTTTTTTTCTTGTAAACTTACTAGCTGGTACTCTATATGCTAATTCAGATTTAGGACGATCCATACCATCTTGTATTGGTTTAAAGAAAAACGGGTAGTTTATACTAATCGGTACTACTTTGTCTGTAAACATTTTTTTAGCATCAGCACCTGTTTTAGAAAGTATACCATATCTACTATCACTTGCAAGAGTGGCTAAATTAACTGTTTCTGCAGATGACATGAACGAAAACCCTGATCTTCTGTTCTTTAGATAACACATACCGTAACACCGTTTGTCTGCTTTACAAGCCTCCCAAAATATAAAAAACAATCTATTTGCCTCTCTAAAATCTGGAGCTCCAACATCAATTTTACTCCATTGAAGATACATATAATGAGTTCCTACTATATAAGTTGGTTTACTGTTATTCATAAACCAAAAACCTTCTTCTCTTCTTTTAAACTCTTCGTCTATATAATCATACCACTGTTCTTTTTGTTCTTCAGGATATGACCTCCAATCAAATATATTTTTTAAACGTTCTAATTCTTTCGGTTGTTCAAACTTAACCCATTTGTTTTTACTATTGCTATACACACTCTTCGGCGCTTTTGGCAAAGCAATGGTTAAACCTTGTATTTCTAGTATTTCACCAATTTGACCCGTTTTAGATATAATAATAATATCATGATCTTTATCATAACCATATTTCCATTTTTTACCTTTATTAAGTCTACTAATTGTAGTCTTTTTTATCGGCTCAACAGTTTTAACTAAACTTTGCTCGTACATTACTTAGATCGACCCTCTGCGAATCCTTTAAAAGTAGTTTGCTTTTTTTCTTCAGGTGTTTTTCCATTAAGCAGGTTTTCTTCTTCTTGAATTCTGTTAAGTATTTCAAAAGCATCAAAGATGGCAAGTTTTTTGGTAGCAGCAGCATTCTTAAGTCTGTCTGCTGATATGTCATCATCACTATCAACAATAGGTTCTTTAGCAACCTTAATTAGCTCGTCAACTGCTTTTTGACCAGCTTGGATTATATTCTTCTTCGTCTCCTTGATATTCATATTTGATTGTAATTAAATTTGATAAAACTTTATATAAACGTTTTCCATCAACAACAAATTCAGATTGAGTTTTTGGTCTATAACCTATAATATCACCAACTTTTACTGTACCATCTGAATACTTAACAATACCTTGAAAAGGTTTTTCTGACTCAATATTAAATTTGTCAACCGCTTTTAATGGTGATATAAAACAATATCCTTTTGGCGCTACCCATTGTTCGTTTCGTTTATATAAAAATATTTGATCATGACTTATAAAATAAGTATCTTCGTCAAAATAAGATCTACTATTTTTTTCAACACCTTTAACGTTATACCACCTACGAAACACATTGTGATGTACTATAACAGTGTCTCCTTGTTTTATATCTGTATTACCAATTATTGGAGTTGATATAACAACCGCTTCTTTATTTACATATTGATGGTTATAAATCTCAGTATTAAGAATTAATTCTCCACCATCTAACTTTTTAGTATTATTATATCTTTCTCCTTTTGGTTTTACGACAAAATCGTAAACACTTTTCATTAGTACTCTAAATTATATTCTACAGATACTGCCATATTTTTATTAAAGTCTTTCCAAGGTAAAACTTCTTTATTTTTTTTAATATAAATAGAAAACTTATCATCTTCTTCTACAATATCGCAAATAATATGACCGCCATAAACCTCTTGACCAACAGCATAGTGCATAGCGTCGTTCTTATAGTCTTTACCTATACTAATCTTCCTTATTAACTTCGCCATTTTCAGTATTTGTTTCACTATAAGATATAGATCCGTCTTGCAGGTTTATATTATCAGTTCCGTATTCTTTATGTAGTTTCTGTCTTTGTTGTTCAAGACGAAAATGTACACTTTCCATAGCTTTTAATAAAGAGTGTTTTCTAACCTCTATACTACCTACTTCAGCAGTTAAATTATCAATTGTTTTAATCGCTGCTTGTAATTGTGCTAATTCTTCGTCTTTAATTTTTTCAGGTTTAATACCTTTAAGTTCTTTAATTTTTTTACTTGTACCTTTTGTTTTACTTGTTGCCATTTTATTTAATTTAAGTTAATTTAATTTATTATATTCCGTGGTTATTTTTTAAATAATCACAAACTCTTGTTATATCAGCGCTTTCCATATCTTCAGTATCATATATAATAACTTCATATATATGACCATTTAAAAATCTATCTGATCCTCTACTTCCTAAAACAGTGAAATCAATAGCACCAGGGTTTGCTTGTTGCGAAGTTGGGGTTTGTAAAGTTCCGTCTATATAAACATGCACGTTGCCAGTAGTACCAGAATCTCTTACAAATGTTAAAACAAACTTTTGATCAGTTGGAAAAATTACACTTTCGTAAGCTTGAGAAGTTTGCGTCCCATCTATTTTAGCTCTTATTCTTTTATTTGTTTGTATTTCTAAAAATTCACTAGTAGAACCTATACCAAGTAACGTTTGTGTATTAACATCGTCAAGATTTAAAACCATAAAAAGTGTAAACGCCTCTTGTGACGCAACTCTTATTGGGCTACCAAAATCATAGTGATCATTAGAACCATCAAATAACAATCCACCATCATTAAACGCCGCTTGATTATCAGAAGTGCTTTGAGATAAATCATTACCATCACCTGATGAATCAGTCCAACCTGTTACATTTGATTCTTCATCATCAATTATGTCATTTGGTCTATACCAACCTTTTGGATCAGGTCCAACAACTCTAGTGGGATTCCAAAAATCTTGGTCGCCACCTACTTTGTAAAAACTTACTCCTAGCCCTAACATTACGCTCTATTTAAATAATCAGGTCTTGGTGCTACATAACAAATACAAGCTCCACTGTTTAATTCTACATAATCCCACATACCATATATAGTTAAACCTGCTGGGAAATTATGTGATGCTGTAATTGGAACACCATCGTCATCAGCTAGTGCTGTTTCAGCACCCCAATCAGTGTCTAATGTTTGCGTGTCCTCTGTAGAAACAAAATGAGTTTTACCCATACCAAGATCTACACCGCCGTCTAGTATTTGCAACCCACTGTTACCACTTGCAGGATCAAACGTAGTGTTTTCTGTAAATGTTATTGCGCAAACGTAATATTTAGCAGTTGAACTATTTAAATCTAACTTTGCACCATCTCCAGTTAAATATGTAGATCCAAACTGGCCAAATCCATAAGCTACTTCTTTTGAATATATTTGTCCCATTTTTTATTTTTTTACTTTTTCAAATGATCGACCACCAAAATAAGCACCGATCACAGTTATTAATACTAATTGAAGTAAATCAACCCATGATGATTTAACTTCAAAATCTAATGCACCTGCGTCTATAAATATTAATAGCATGGTGCATACTATTAAAAATATTAAAACTAATGGTCTAACATTTTTACTTAACCACGAGTCTGATTTTAAATCTGCTTCCCAACGAGATGTGATATTTTTTTCCATTTCAACCTCGTAGTTAGCAACTAATTCTTTTATTTTTCTTTCTGCTTCAAGCTTTTCTTCAGCAGAAGTATGTAGGTTATCTATAACTCCACCCACGCCTTTTACCAACTCTGCTGCTCCACCTGAAAATAATTGTCCTAACATAATTTAATTTTTAATATCCACCACCAGCTTCGCCGCTTCCTGAACCATCATCACCTCTAGCTTCACCGCTACCACCTTCGCTACCAGCTCCACCACCACCCTCTTCTCCACTAGAACCACCACCAGCTTCTCCACCACTTGATGGATCTGTAGTTGTATCACCGTCAACTTGTACTTGAGTAGACGTAGTAGTATCTACTGTAAACTCATCAGTTGGTGATAAATTCAATAAAACATCTCTAGGATCTTGATTTATATTTGGTTGTGCAAGAATTTCTGTTAGTGGAACTGTTGAAATATCAGGCTCCATAAGATGGTTTTTACCACCCATATAACCAACTTTTCCAAAATGTGTGTGCGTATGATAACCAACAATGTTGTTTAACCTTGCGTATCTTAAAGCCTCCTCTTTTGTAGAAAACAAAGGTATACCGTCTATTTTAGTTATTATACTCATTTTTTAGCAAATTTTTCTAATCCACTTATACCAAAACATCCTAGTACTACAAATACAAATGAATCATACACAAATTCATTAATCATTAAATCTCTTCCTAGCCAACCAGTTATAAGATCTACTATTATAATTACACACATTATCGCAAATGCAATAAAACCTATAATAGATTTTTCGTTCCAATTGTTATTATCTTTAAATATTTCCATGTTCATTGCCGTTGTTAGCTTCCATTTCCCAAGGAAATCCACTGTCGCCAGCTTCTTTCCATTGTCCATCTACTTTAATCATATCTCTACCATTTATAGTTTCTCTTGGAAAAACCTCACCGTTGTAAGTTATATCGTTATCACTATAAGCTAGTTTACCAAGTTTCATATCTGTAGCATGTCTCATTTCATGATTTATAACTTGGCGATCTTCTTTACTACCAGGTATTATATTGTTGTTGACGTATATAGTACCATCCATATTAGCTTCACCCATCACACCTTCTTCTAATGGTACTCTAATAACAGGTGTACCAGGTACAGAGCTTACATCTCCAGCTTGTTTACCAAAACGCATTTTTGTTTTGATTATACCGCCAGAAGCATAATTACCTCTTTCTTTACCTAGTTTAAATCCCATTATCTATCTTTATCTTTTATCATATCGTCTATAGCTTTATTGTAAACTTTGTCTGTATATGATTTGTTATTGTAAAACACACTTCTTTCTGACGTAGGAAGATCTTCCTCGCCTAGAAGTATTCTATAAATTCTACTTATCATTTGAGAGCATTTAAAAGAAGTCTTAAATACAGAGTACATAATAGTTGTTCTATTTCTATGTCTCCAAGTTTCTATCCAACCTTCCCTTTTTAATCTCTCCCACCTTTCTTTATCCCACGAATATGTATAAACCCCGTTGATAAAATCGTTTCGTGTAAATCTTTTTTTACAATCTAAATAAATTAATAATTCTAAGTCTGCGTCTTTTAACCCGTAAGTTTTACAGACCCACTTTCTAGTGAGCCTGTAATACTTAAGGATATTCATGTCACGCAAATCTTGCGCGGTTAATCTCAACTGTTATTAAGATACAGCTAAAGATGAAGCAGTATCGAACATACCTGTAATGTGGAATATAGTTCCATCATATGTTATTTCGAAAAAGTCACCTAATTTAAAATCATTTGCAGCAATAACAGCACTTGTAGTACCAGTATGCTCTACAGTATCACCAGCTTGAAGAGTAACACCCATAAAAGCAGTAGAAGCACCACCAGCAGTTATTGTAATAGTATGACCATCACTTGGATGATTACATATAAACTTAGCGTTCCATCCAGTTATTGGTGTTGTTGGTAAGTAAATAGTTGAAGCAGCGTCTGTACCAGCGTTTACAGTAACTAATTTACCAGAATCATAATTATAAAGAATAATTCTATTGTCTACACCACCAGTGTCAGCAGTTGTAAACGTTGCAGGTAAACTAGTTAAAATATTACCAGAAGCAGCTAAAGTTATACTAGTAACAGAAGTAATATCTTGACAAGCATAAACAGAGTTTACATCATCAGCTATAGTAATAACTGAAGCTCTTTTTGTCATAGCTTGTGCTAATTGTTCTACAGCTCTATCTTCTTCGCCATTAGTACATACCATTGCGATTGCATCATAAGCAGCGCCTTCCAATCCACCTGAAGCAGCAGATTTAAAATAAGCAGTAACTACTTCGCCTGTAGCTTTTGCTCCTCTAAAGTTTTCTACCGTGTTCATATAAGAATCATCAGCAGCATTGTGAAAAATTACATATTTCATTTTTTTCTTTTTTTTTAATTAATAATTTGTTTTTGTTTTTTGGGTTTAGGTTTATGGATTATGGTTTAGGCTTAATATATATAATATCACATATAAAAGTGATATAATAAGTTTTTTATTTTAAGTTAGGTTCCACTCCCATAAGCAAGTTATATAGTATGTAGTATTCGCTGTTGGATTACCATCGCCGCCTGTATCAGCACATTGCACAGATAATTGCACGGTATCACCAGCGCCAATAACATTAGTACCACTATCTAAACCTGTTGTAAAATCATATGTTGTCATAGTTTGATTTGTACAACCCGCTCCAGACTGTGTGCCAATTACAGTTGGTGCGGCGCCAGTGTTAGAACTAGTGTTTTGAGTTTCTAATCTCCAGGTAAAGGTATGGCTACTTACATCTGTAGTTGCTCTAAGAAATACTTTTAGTAATTTTCCACCAATAGGAGCTAGAATAGGTAGGTTTTTATTAGTCGAATTATCAGATTCTGCATCAGCATCTTGTAAACCTACATACGTTTTAGTTATATCAATATCCGCTCTAAACATATAATATGTGAGTTGTTTGGTTTTTTCAACTCCTATTATATTTTTGTCTACAAACTTCATTATCTAACTATAACATCTAAAGGTGTTGAACCACCTACTTTAACATATAGATTATATAAACCACCATCAAAATCTATTTCATCTTTTTCTAACTTCAACATAGAACCTACTGGTATTTCAACATCTTTTATTATATAATAAATAGTACCAGCAGCGTTTTGTAAATAAACTTGAGCTGTAACAGTAGCTGTATGTACATTGGCTAAAGTCATAGAGTTTAAACTTTTAGTCTTTGTATTTATATCTATTATTTCAACCGCTGTAGCGGTAGTAATTTTATTAACGAACTGTATTACACTCATTTGTTTATTTTTATTCTACTAAGATTACATCTCTATCTTGTATAACTCTATAAAGAGCATCTTGCCAAGAAATGTCGTGTCCAGCATGTTTATCATAGTATATTATATCACCATCTTTTAATCCCTCAACTAAATTACCACAAGATATTATTTTAGCTTTTAAATACCTATTATCAACATCTGTATCATCTGTCATTATAAGACCAGCAAGTTTCTTAGGCTCTGTCTTTATTCTACTTACTACTATATATTTATTGATTGCTTTCATTTGTTCTCATGTTTGAAATTACACAATCTGCAGATATAATAGTTGATACTACACTTACAGCGTTTTTAAGTGCTGACTTAGTTACAAGCACTGGATCTATGATACCAGACTTAATCATGTCAACTGATTCACCGGTTACAACATCTACACCTAATCCTTTTTCTGGACGAGGTGCTGTTTGTTCTAAACCAGCATTTTCTAATATAGTATGGAAAGGAGCTTTAATAGCTTTGAAGAGTATCTCTTCTCCAATCGTATTAGCGGTTAAACTTTGAGCAGCGTTTAAAAGGGCGACTCCGCCACCAGAGACAATCCCTTCTTTTAACGCAGCTTTGGTAGCATAGATGGCATCCTCTACCCTGTCTTTTTTTTCTTTCATTTCAACCTTAGAGTCAGCGCCAACTTTGATAACGCCTATACAACCTGATAACATAGCTAATCTTTGCTTGTGTTTCTTTTGTAAAAAAGGATCTTTATCTAACTTCTTAATAGTTTTCTCTATACCTTTTTTTCTTTCGTTTAATTGATCAGGTGTTATATCAACAGTTAGTACAGTATTATTATCATCTGTAATAGCTGTGTATGCTTCACCTAGACAATCAATATCTATTAAATCAAGATCATCACCAAGTTCTTCATTTAAATGTTTAGCTCCAACTAAAAAAGCTAAGTCTTCAACTGTATCTATTTTAGTGGGGCCAAAGCCTGGTAAGTTAACTATGTTGACTTTGATATTACCTTTCACCTTATTCATAAGAAGAGCGGCTTTCACTTGTTGTTCAACAGGAGCTACAATTAATAAAGAACGTTTATTTTTTATAACATGTTCTAATATTTTTTGTATTCTTCTTATATTAGGTATTTCTGACGAAACAATTAATACTAATGGGTTATCAAGCTCGCACACTTGCTTGTCCTTATCAGTAACGAAATGTGGAGATGTGAGTCCTGAATCTATTTGTACGCCGTCAACGACGTCAACATATGTTTCTTCAGTTGGTGACTCTTCCATTAATACCACACCATCTTTACCTACTTTAGTATAAGCTTCTGCTATAATCTCACCTAGTTCTTCATCATTGTTACAACTAATTGAACTAACAGATTTCAGCATATCGCCCTCGATCTTGACAGAAACTTCATCTAGGTAATCATTTACCTTTTTAAGACCGGATTTAATCCCATCTTTTATTTCTCTAATAGTAGCATCACTACTATTTACTTCTTTTAACAAAGATTCAGCAAGGACGGTAGCTGTTGTAGTACCGTCACCTGCTTCTCTTACTGTATTTCTAGCAGCTTCTTTAATAAGGGTTGCACCCATATTTTCAACCGG